CTGCGTACGTCACGTTTCTGGCGACCGGCTCCCAAAAAATGCTCCGGGGGAATCTCTGGGCAAACAATCCGGTTTCAACTGGGCTTTTGTACTACTCAAGAAGAGGGTATTATGGCAGATCACAGCAATTCAGTAATGATAGCACTCCTTCCGAAGAGTAGTGAGTGGGCTCGAGTGAAGTATCCGCATCTAACTCTTGTCTTTTGCGGGAAGAAAGATGAGATGTCAGCGACAAACTTTTCGGATATGGTTAAGGATGCTTCAGCACTTTCCGCAACTTCTTCGGTGGTTCGTCTCGAATCCCTCGGAACAGACGTTTTCGGCAAGGGCGACGCCGAGAGCCCTTACGTTGAAGTTCTTAAGTTCAAACATACAGCGCAGTTGTGGGGTATGCGTCGATTCGTTGAACGGTGGGACAAGAGCGAATTCGACTTCAACCCACATGTAACTGTCGGACCACCCGGCACAATGTTTGCGGCTCCCCACTCTGTGTTCTTTACAAGTCTTTGTGTCAAGTGGGGTAACGAGTCAATAGATTTTAGTCTTAGATAGAGAGGAGGCCTAGATGCCTGAGCACGTTATTGTAGAAGGCGGCGGTAGAGTCATTAGAGTTTTACAAGGAGGTCCTCAGGGTCCTCGAGGTTTTCCCGGTCTACCTGGTCCTCCCGGTCCTCCTGGTTCTGGAGATGCAGAATCCGAAACAGTAAACTACATCTATGATGAGATTGGTTTACCAGACCACACAGAAACTGTTGCTGCTACTCGGGAGTATCTTGACTCTGAAGGCGGCCACACGGTGGTCGATGGTGTTATAGGATCAATGCTTGCTCCTGGAGCAACGCCTATGCTTTTTGCACCAAATGGCGGTAGAACCGCTAGAATGACATACAATGAGTCCAATCAACTCGACATCATAACTCCTTCTATTGAAATCCAAGACATGATAGAAGCTTCCGACTTTGCGTCTGGTGGCCCAATCTACAACACTGGAACTGGAACCGTCATCATGTTCTATCACGGAGAAGAGCATGATGTTGGTAACAACAACTTCTGGTCGTTCATTGGATTAGCAACAGCTTCTGATTCCGATCTTGATACTTGGACGGATAGAGGAAGAATCATAACTCCAGAGGTCGACGCCGAGACAGTCTTTGCGGATGACGAAAGTGCTGATGTTGGTTCGGGTCCTTTTTGGGTTCATGATGGTTATATCTACGTGTACTTCAAGGATCTTCTCGAAGACGATACGTGGACTGCTTGTTCGGTAGCTCGAGCCCCGTTAGCAGACTTTCTTGGTATCCTTACAGATCTACCGGTCTTCAATAAGTGGAATGGTGTCGATTGGTCAGAACCAGCATTAGGCGGAGGTTCTGTTTCTATCATAGATCAAGACATCCACTCCAGATGGATACACTCATCTGGAACTACTGATGGCGATGTTATTCTTATCATGACTATTCATGACGGAACTAACTGGTCTGTGGAGTACATGCATTCCACCAATCCCATATCTGGGTTCCTTGGGCCGTTCCCCTTAACACTTCCGTCTCCTAACGAGAGATTATATGCCTCGTTGTTAGGACCGTCTAACTTCATTAGTCCAGGAACAGTTCATCTATCTCAGGACAATATTGTTATGATTAATGATTCGGTTCTTGGGGGAAGTAGTCGTTGGGATGATTCCCAGATCATAACAGTGCCGTTCCCAAAGATGTTAAGCCCTAGTAGTGATGATATTCTTACAAGGCTTGCAACTCTAGAGGCTGCAGTTGCCGATCTTCAAGCAGGACCGTGAATCATGGCTAATCACATCGTGGTGCATAGAGGTCGTGCTAAAACAATAACGTTTGAGACTAACGAAGATCTTACAGATTACACAGTTACAAGTCATATTCGGTCAGGCCCTTCAAGTGCTTGGGGGATTATTGGCACGTGGACAGTGGAGAAAGATTCTGATGGATCGGATGGTCTCCTCATATTATCTATGACTTCGGAACAAACGCAAGTCATTACACAAGGTCATGGGTATATGGACCTGAAGAAAGAGTTGGATGGTCAATCCTTTAGTGTGATTACATATCCGTTAGAAGTAAAGTTTGTAGACATCATAACCGAATAATCCTTAGAAAGGAAGGCCCATGCCTGAACAAGTCGTTGTTGATAATAATGGCGGTTTTAGAATTATTGAGGTCGGGCCTAGAGGTCCGGCAGGACCAGCCGGCGTTGGCTCGGTTGAGGGTGCAGGTTATTTAGAAGATGGTATTCTTCACATTCCTACCGATGACTCTCCTGATACTGGTAGCGCTAGATCGCTCGGTCGAGGCGCACAGCAGGCTGCTCCCGGTGATGTTTTAGGTAATCCTGCTTACGGCGGCGCAGCAACGATGATCCCGAAGTTGGATGATTGGTTCGCCAAGTTTGCGGCAGCTAAGAACGCTCCGGTTGAAATTGTTTGGATCACGGACTCTATCGGTACTATCGGCACAAACGCAGATCCAGCGCACCCCTGGTTAACATCTAGAATTCTTAATGATGTTGCTGGTGGCGATACATACAGACTTCCGGTATTTGCACAGTCGGCCGGCGGTGATATTCCTTTAGCTACTAGCTCAACTGGCACTGGCGTTGAGATCGGTCTCGGTGGCCATTCTTCTGCGCTTGATGACGGTGAGATAGTCACGCATACTGAGACTTGTCGTGGATGGAAGATGACCTATGTTGATACAGGCACGGGCACATTAACGATTCGTGATGGCGCCGGCGGAACAATCATCGGTACGGTTACGTTTACTGATACTGGCGACTTAAAGCTTTGGGAATCGGCCGAGTTAACTGCTGGATCTCACACTCTGCATATTACTTCTTCTGGGTCTACCAATGTTGGTCAGATCATTCCGATAAACAATAGTGCTATTATATCCTACATGGCGACGCACTCGGGCTATAACAGTGCTCATTTTTCTTCAGATCCGGCCAAAGCGCTTGATCTTATTGAGTACTTAAATAATAGCGAAACCAACAACTTAGGTCTGGTTGTCATTGCTACGGGCGCAAATGATGCACCATATTCTACAATGATGCCAGGTTTAATTTCCGCTGTTCAGAATGTTTATGATGGTGATATTGCCCTTTGGGTTCCATATCCGTCAAATGCAGTTTCTCCAGAAGAGTACGACGCTATGCACCCGGTGGCTATTAGCCTAGGACTTCCTCTCATCGATAGCAGTATATTCTTTAATAAATTTGCTTCTTCGTATACATTTGATGGCACACACCCAATAACGTCTGGTAAGCGTCTTCTTGCTCAGTTTAATGCTCTTGTTTTATCGGGAAACCCCCTTGGTTATCTTAGTTATGTTACATCTCTAAAACCAAGTATTGGTGAATTGGACTCTGAGGCTGCTCCTGGCGACATTATGCATAGGATTAAAACAAAATCTTATGTGATTGAGGACGATTTTATATTAGGTGATCATGCAACATCTGGATCTATTGGCGAAAGAAGATGGATAAGAACGAATGGGGCTAGTTCGTCTGGTACTTTACAGCTTAATGGACACCCAGGCATCGTTAGAGTTCAGACCAATGCATCTGCCCAGACAGCCTCTATTCATCTTCCAATGAGTGGGGCTATTATATCGAACGCTAATTCCGATTGGAGATTTGCATTCTGGTTCAGACATGCATCACCTACATCTGATAATCGTTATGCTTTAGGTATAATGACTCCTGGCGCCTGGACACACGGGTTTGCTATTGAGAAACCCCTTGGCGCAAGTACTTGGGATGTTGTGGCTAAGTTCCTTGGTTCTGAGCTTGGTAGAACTAATACCGCTTTTGCTAGCGCAACTAACGTTTGGTACAAGCTTGAGTTCATCAAGTTCGGAGCTAATGTCTTAGTTATGATTGATGATGTTATTATCAACGTCATGACTGGGGCTGGAACATTCGACACATTTAACTCTGCGCATCCTTGTTTCCATGTCTATGCAAACACAGGTACCGTTCAGACTCTTGATGTGGATCGGTTCCAGATGTCTCTGTACAACATAACTCGTCAAGCGAATGGGGCTTGATATGGCTACTACGGTTATTGTGCATAAAGGTAGAGATGTAATTCTTCCGGTCAGCTTTCCTTATGACGTTTCTAATGACATTTGGAAAAGTCAGATTCGAAGAGGAACCAACCCCGAGTCGCTTCTTTTAGCTGAATGGTCTATTGCTATGAATACTGACGGTAGTGATGGTTTATTACTGTTTACATTACCCTCATCTGTTACTTCTCTGATTACAGGTAAGTACGGATACATGGACATAAAGCGCATAACTGCTGGTGAACAGTATAATGCTACACAGAACCCGATTCCAGTGTCGTTCTTGCCGATCATTACTACTTAGTCTGGAGAATCATGAGTTGGGTTAAAAGACTAAGAGCAGATCACTGGGCTTGGATACACGCCAAGCTAGCTTTGATATTCTGGGGCGTTCTTTATGCTATCTATACTCCAGAAGGTCCTCTAAAAGAATTAGGTAAGACTCTTAATGTTTTAATAGCTGGTTTTACTATCGTTGGTAGCGTAATGGCCATACTTGGCTTGATTATTTCTACAAACATAAAACTCAGAAAGCAGGGGTTAATCTTAGAGTTGGCCGGCTTGATAATAGCAGGATGTGGTCCGTTGACATATTTCATTACGCAAGCGTCGTTGATCCAAAACAATCAAGCCAGAATAGCTTTATCTGGTTTTGCTTATAGCTTAACTGGGTTTGTTGTGGCTAGAGCTATTGTGGTAGCCAGAGCTTTAAGGAGGCTTAACTAATGGAGAATATTACCTTCGCACAGTTTTTGGTTGCTTTATTCTTATCATCCAGTTTTATGGGTGGTGTGTTTACTATAGTAACGAAAAAGCTTTGGTCTCCAGAATCTAAGAATGAATTAGCTAAGCTTGGTAATGAGTTTGCGCAGCAACTTTTGAGAGACGCTAAGATTGAGCGAGAAGAACTTCGTTTGACTATTAGAGAGCTTCAAGATTCGATTTCTGCAAAGAGCCAGGCTATTGAACGTCTAGAATCTTTAGCTAAAGAGAAAGACAAAGTCATTGCAGAACTAGAGGAACGCCAGTACCGAATGGTTAACAAGCTGAAGGAAGGCATTCCCATAACCTTGAAAGATATTTTCGGGGACAAAGCTCCAGTTGACATTCAGTTGATAACCGATGAAGTTGTTTAGAAAGGAGTGAACATGGGTGAAGATGATATTGCTGAAGGAGAAGCAGAAGACATGGACCCTTCGGTTCCCACAGATCTTCTCGAGTTGTATGTTGATCTTGAAGATTCTGGCGTTTCGCCGAAAGAGTTCAAGGAGGCATACGGAGGATGAAATTCGTTCCAAGAAACCAATGGGAAGCAAGGAGTCCGAAGTATGTTAATCGCAGCGATATGCGTAATAAGCCTACTGGTCATTGGAATGGTCCTCAGGTAATAGTTTCTGGTAAGAACACTTGGTCGCATTCTAAGTGTGCTTCTTTAGTTAGAGGTATCCAGAATTTCCATATGGATGGTAAAGGTTGGGCAGATATTGCTTACAACTTTGTTGTCTGTCCTCATGGGTATGTGTTTGAGGGTCGTGGTATCAACGTTCGTAATGGTGCTAACGGTACCAATTCCGGCAATGCTAACAGTCATGCTATTATGTGGCTGTCTGGGCAGAACAATCCCTTCACGACCGAAGAGAAGGTTGGTTGGAAAGACGCATATAAATATGTTAGAAGTCAGTCTGGGTGTGCTTCTGGGGCTTTGGGTCATAGAGATCATAAATCAACAGAATGCCCAGGTAACGAGCGTTATGCGTGGCTTAAGTCTGGAATGCTGGGCGCAGAAAACACCACATCTTCTGAAACAACCACTAAGTCTCCAAGAGATAATCCCATCATAAAACTTGGGGATAGCGGAAAATTTGTTGTTTGGATTCAGAACACCATCAAGAACAAAGCTGGTGGTGGAATCATTGTTGATGGACGCTTTGGTCCTCAAACCGAACGTCGGGTCAAAGACCTTCAGCGAGTTTTCGGTTTAAAGCAAGATGGAATTGTTGGGCCAGATACATGGATGGCTATAGCATACCTTAATAGCATTTGATAGTTAGTTGAAAGGAGGGAAATGGGCGCTAGTACTCCCAAACGCCGTCCTCCAACTACGGATGAAGGTAGAGAGAATAGGCTCATTTCTCTCGCTATTGATTTGGCTGAAAAGCAGTTAGAGAACGGTACAGCATCTTCTCAAGTAATCACTACTTTACTTAAGTTAGCTACTGGTAGAGAGAAACTTGAGAGAGCTAAGTTAGAGAATGAGAACTTGGTTCTCAGCGCTAAAGTTGACCACATGGCTTCGACTAGAAGAATTGAGCAACTTTATGAAGAAGCTATGGAAGCCATGAAAACTTATAGTGGTCAAAATGGAAGTGACTATGAAGATTAGAACCTATCAAGAGATGTGTAAGTTCAATACGTTCGAAGAGCGATTAGAGTACTTACGTCTCGAGGGCGGGGTCGGGCACCCAACATTCGGTTTTGATCGTTATATTAATCAAAAGTTTTATGGCTCAGCACAATGGCGTCATGTTCGTGACTTTGTCATTGTTCGAGATGAAGGCTGCGATCTAGGAATACCGGATCGAAGTATTTATAGTGGAATCTTAATTCATCACATCAATCCTATGGTTCCAGAAGACATAATCAACGATGAACATTGGATTCTAGATCCTGAATTTCTAGTAACAACTTGTCATGATACACACAACGCTATCCACTATGGCGGAGTTCCTAAAGGTCCTCCGGTCGTCTTAGAACGACAACCTAACGACACTAAACTTTGGTAAAGGAGGTTTAAAGATGGAAGATAGCATTCTAATAGCCACCAAGAAAATTCTTGGATTATCTAATGATTATACGGTCTTTGACCTTGACGTTATGACTCATATCAATGCTGCTTTCGGTACTTTAAACCAGCTGGGGTTTGATCCTGTCGTAATCTCTGGCGTTGATGAGAAGTGGTCTGATTTAACAGTAGAAGAACACGTTTTATCTCAGATTAAGACATACATCTACCTCAAGGTTAGATCTATCTTTGACCCGCCCGCAACATCGTTCCACTTAGAAGCTATGAAGAATCAAATTCTTGAGTTGGAATGGCGACTCAATGTGTTTAGAGAAGAGGCCCTTGATGACACATAGACACGTCATAGAACACTACGGCGTAAAAGGTATGAAATGGGGCGTTCGTAAGCAGAGAAGTAAGAAAGAAGAAAAGGTTATAAGTAAAAGAGCTAAGGCTCTTAAGAATGTCAGAACTTTAAGTAATGACGACATCAAAGCTTACACCGATCGCCTCTCATCTGAAAAGAAGCTTAAAGAATTATTAAGAGAAGACCTTTCACCCGGCCGAGCTATGGCGCAAAGAGTTCTTGGAACGTCAGGGGAAAAGGTCGCAAAGGCCGCTTTAACTGGTGCTAGTCTTTACGCCATCAAGGCTATGACTCAAAAGAAGTTTAGCGTTAAGGAATTCGGGAGTTACATGACTCCCAAGCCAAAGAAAGCTTAGTTAGGAGGATAGTTTGAAACTATTAAATCAAACTGCTCCTAAATACTACTCAGAATTTAGAGATAAAGTTTTACGAGGTGAAATTCCTGTAAACAAAGAAGTTTCTGCTGAGATGAATCGTATAGATGATCTCATTAGAAACCCAAACATATATTATGACCCCGACGCAGTCGAGGGATTTATTAAGTTCTGTGAGAAAGAGCTTACTTTAACTGATGGCAGCGATCTTCATCTGTTAGAGACATTCAAAGTCTGGGCAGAACAACTTTTTGGTTGGTACTTCTACGAAGATCGAGACGTTTATGTTCCAAACAAGGAGGGCGGTGGCGGCTATAAGAGAAGGACCATCAAGAAACGCTTAACTCTTAAGCAGTATTTGATAGTTGCCCGAGGCGCCGCCAAGTCAATGTATGCCGCTTGTATCCAAGCCTACTTCTTAAACATAGACACCTCTACCACACACCAGATCACTACGGCTCCAACCATGAAACAGGCCGAAGAAGTGATGTCCCCCATCAGAACTGCCATAGTTAGATCCCGTGGGCCTCTATTCAAGTTCTTAACCGAAGGTTCTATTCGTAACACTTCTGGTTCTTCTGTCAATAGGCAGAAGCTCGCTTCTACAAAGAAGGGTATTGAGAACTTTCTCACTGGTTCTATACTAGAGATTCGGCCAATGTCGATTAATAAGCTTCAGGGTCTAAGACCTAGAGCTTCTACGATCGATGAATGGTTGTCTGGAGACATTAGAGAAGATGTTGTTGGTGCTGTAGAACAGGGAGCTAGTAAGTTAGAAGACTATGTCATCTTAGCTGTTAGTTCTGAAGGTACTGTTCGAAACGGTTCTGGCGATACAATCAAAATGGAACTTCAAACTATCCTAAAGGGTGAGTACGAAGCTCCACATATTTCTATCTGGTACTATAAGCTTGATGACATAGAGGAAGTCAACGATCCTAGTACCTGGCTTAAGGCTAATCCAAATCTAGGTCTTACTGTTAGTTATGAAACGTATCATTTAGATGTAGAACGAGCCGAAAAAGCTCCAGCCTCACGTAACGACATTCTCGCTAAGCGGTTTGGTATACCAATGGAAGGGTATACATATTTCTTCACCTATGAAGACACTCTTCCTCATCGACATAAAGACTTCTGGGGTATGCCTTGCTCTCTTGGAGCCGATCTATCTAAGGGCGATGACTTCTGTGCCTTTACGTTCATGTTCCCGTTACCCAATGGCGGATTTGGAGTTAAGACTAGAAGCTACATTACTTCTTTAACATTGATGAAACTTCCTGGCGCTATGCGGGTTAAGTATGAAGAATTCATTGATGAAGGTAGTCTTCACATCATGGAAGGTAACATTCTTGACATGATGGAAGTTTATGAAGACATAGATGCTTTTATCATAGAAGCCGAGTATGATGTTAGATCGTTTGGTTATGACCCGTACAATGCAAAGAAGTTTGTTGAGCGTTGGGAATCTGAGAACGGACCTTTTGGTATCGAGAAAGTTCCACAGGGTGCAAAAACTGAATCGGTTCCTCTTGGCGAATTAAAGATCCTTGCCGAACAAAGAGTTCTTGAGTTTGATCAATTACTCATGTCATTTGCTATGGGTAATGCGATTACTCTTGAAGATACTAATGGTAACAGAAAATTATTAAAGAAGCGAGCAGAAGAAAAGATCGACAACGTCTCTGCTATGCTTGATGCATACATAGCGTACAAAGCACATTTGGAGGCGTTTGAATGACTGATATTTCTACTTACGATTTTCTTGCACACTTTGGCGTAAAAGGTATGAAATGGGGCGTTCGTAAGGGCAACAAGTCTAAAAGTTCGCTAGGAAAAAGAATAAAAAAGGCCACCGAAACAGAAAAACCTGAGCTAGAAAAGAAGATAAAAGCGTTTACCTTAACAACTTTAGCTCTCTATGGTGGATATTCGGTTTATAGTATCGCACGATCGAGAAATCATAACAAAAAAGTTGATGCGGCTATAAAAAAGGCTTTTAGCCCAGAAAACATAGCTAAGAATTTAAACACGATCAATAAGAGAGCTAAGGGTTTATGATGGAAACGGATGATTTTTTAGAACACTTTGGCGTCAAAGGTATGAAGTGGGGAGTTCGCAAGTCTAAATCTAGTTATAATGATTTCGCAACCACATATGATAATTTTAGCGCAGGGAAAAAAGCCGTTTCTGCTTTAACGGGGTTTGGTGCTGCCCATGTAACAAGTAAATTTTTAGTTAATAAAGGCTATAATATTCCTGTATCTATTATTGGCGGAATTGCCGCCGGATTTGCTGGACAAAATTTCGTTCAAAATAGATTGAAATGAATAGGAGGATAAGTTTTGGGCATTATAAAAAGTTTTTTAAATGCCTTTCGTGATGTAGACAAAACCGAAACGAATACTTATGCTCCTAGTGTTAGTTATGGCGTAAGACCTGATCGTATACGAACTCAGTCCTATAATAATAGGTCTATAATAACATCTATATATACCAGACTAGCCATTGATGTCTCAGACATTACTATTAGACACGTTTTAGTTGACACAGACGATCGGTTTAAAGATATCGCTGATAGCAAGCTTAATGACGCATTACTATTCTCACCGAGTCTCGATCAAGGTCCTAGGCAGTTCAGACAGGACATAGCTCGAATAATGTTCGATAAGTCTGTTGCTGCTATAGTTCCTGTTGATATGACAACAGATCCGATGACTGGTGAGCTTACTGACGTTTATAGTATTAGAGTTGGAGTCGTAACTGCTTGGTACCCAAAGCACGTTAAGGTTGATCTCTATAACGAAGAGAAGGGCATTCACCAAGAGATAATAATTGAGAAGCGTCTCGTCGCTCTTGTTGAGAATCCATTCCTTGAAGTGATGAATCTTCCAAACTCGACTCTCCAAAGGCTGATTAGAAAGCTTACGCTTTTAGATCAGGTGGATGAAGTTTCTGCATCTGGTAAGTTGGATTTAATCATTCAGCTTCCTTATACTATCAAGTCTGAAGCCCGAAAGAAACAGGCAGAAGATCGACGGGATCAGATAGAGATGCAGTTAAAAGGCAGCACCTATGGTATTGCCTATACTGACGGCACGGAGAAGATAACACAGCTTAACCGTCCGGCTGAGAATAATCTCATGGCTCAAGTTGAATACCTCACCAACATGCTTTATGGACAGCTTGGCCTTACAGAGGAAGTAATGAATGGCACCGCAGATGAAAAAACGATGCTTAACTACTTTAATAGAACGATCGAGCCTATAGTTACTGCTATTGTAGAAGCTATGCAGAAGTCGTTCATAGGTCAAACTAGGTATGAGTCTGGAGAACGTATAAGGTTATTCAGAGATCCATTTAAGTTTGTTCCGGTGGCATCATTAGCGGAGATTGCTGACAAGTTTACTCGAAATGAAATAATGACAGCCAATGAGATTAGAGGATCTATGGGGATTCCTCCATCGACAGATCCTAAAGCTGATGAACTTAGGAATAGTAACATGCCACAATCTAAACTTGAAACATCGGAAAGTTAAGTTTTTGAAAGGAAATCAAAATGGAAGCAGACTTCAGCGGTTGGGCAACTAAAGCCAACCTGAAGTGCTCCGACGGAAGAACCATAATGCCTGGTGCCTTCAGCCATCAGGATGGTCTTGAGGTTCCTCTCGTTTGGCAGCACGGACACAACGACCCCGAGAATGTTCTTGGCCACGTCAAGTTAGAGCATCGTGATGAGGGCGTTTACGCTCACGCTTTCTTCAACAAGACGGCCAAGGCTAAGCATGCCGCAGAGCTTGTTGACCACCGAGACATTAAGATGATGTCTATTTGGGCAAATGAGCTTGCCGAGCAGGGTAAGCGGGTTATGCATGGCGCTATCAAAGAGGTCAGTCTCGTTCTTTCCGGGGCGAATCCTGGCGCCTTAATCGAAAACGTTTCTATTCGTCATTCCGACGACTTTGTCGAGAATCTTGACGACGAGGCGATTATTTACACTGGCTTAGAGTTCAGTCATTCAGATGATTCTGATGACACAGATGATTCTGATGACACAGATGATTCTGATGACACAGATGATTCTGATGACACAGATGATTCTGATG